TGAAGATTTTCTATCAATAGTCCAAATTTCGATAGGTCTTTGAGCATTAGGATCAGCCGTTGATTCACCATCTAAATATTTTTTCAAAGTGCGTATTCTCCTAACCTCCGCACCTACTAAGTCGTTCCCATGATTCGAAGTATTAACAACAACTAAAAGCGCTGTAATTGTATTATCTAAATTTGCAATTGTTAAGGTTGGTCGGGGTAAAGTTCCAGCGGATGAATATTCAAAACCGTCGGCAATAATTGGTAGCCTGCTGTATGCGTTCCCGTCCCATGTGATGTTTGAAGTTACATCAGCATTGCAACCATTATGAAACCGATAAATATCATTTGAGCCATGTAAATCGTTATTTAAATGAACCTCGAATAATTCAATAATTGCGCTAGGAGATAACTTTGAAAGTTCTTCAAAAACGCTACTAATTGCAGTCCAAACAACATTATTGTCAGTAACCGTTGAACCTATATCAGTCGGCCAATCAGGTTCAGAACTTGCCGAAGTTCCCGCCGTTGTGCATTTAAAAAATAAACCTGTAACCTGATCGGTAGCACCTCGACGAATATCGCCAAGACTATAAGACGTACTAGCAGCCCACGAAGAAACAGCCATTAGGGTTCAAACACCTCGGTAAAAGTTGCGCTAATAGTTGCAAAGCCAGCAATATTTATTTGTTTTGACCAATCATCACAAACGAATTTACTAGCGCTTGATTCATTGGGAGGCGTCCAGGTAAAAGAACCTGCATCGGCGGCGCGAGCATCTAAAAACGTTTCAATTGTGTCAGCGTCAGTTTCCGTGATGTTTTCCCAAACAGGACTCCAAGTTTTAGGATTTTGATTTAATCCATGTTTAAGCCGGGCAACATATCCATCGCCGTAGGTAACGGTTCTAATATTAGGTTTAGAGCTTTTTGTGATTCCGTAGCTTGCGGAGATATTAGGAAAGGTACTCATAATTAAGCAGGGCTAAGAAGACCGCCAGGACGTTTTTGGCGTACTAGCTCCGAAGTAACAGCGGCGCTAATTAACTTGCCTAATGCTGAAGCTTGCCCTTGATCCCCTTGAACTTGACTATCGCCTTTTGCGTCGACGTTAACAACAACAGATGTATTCCCTAATTGATGATTTGGGGTAATGTTTCCTGAAGTTGTAGGACTAAATATTTCTGGGCCTTGTTCTCCCACTAAATAACTTTTACCACCCATAACAGGGCCGCCCATTGCTTTACCTGAAACAACATTTTTAAAAGGAGCCGGTGAAGGTGTTTTAAATAATCCACCTATAAAATTACTAAACGGCGCGGTAATTGCTTGTTGAATTGTGATCCGAACCATATCGCGAATAATGCTGTTTGCTAATGATCGAAATTCCAGTTTTCCCGTCATCACAAAATTTACTAAGGCGTCTTCCATCCCTTTCACTCCTTTAATCACAACATCAGCCATTGATTCACCAACTGATTTAATTGAATTTTTAAAGCTAGTAATCTTTGCTTGCATTTGTGTACCAAAAGATTTATCTAGTTGCGTACTTAAAATATTTGCCTGTTCAGTACCTTCCGCAAAATATGACGCAGGTGCATTTTCATCGCCTGTCCATATTTGATTAAATACTTCCATATCTTTTTTGAATTGCTCATTGGTCTTTTTAAGACCAGCCCCAAAAGCATCTTTAGCGGCGCCAAAATTACCTTGTGCTAATTCCCCTAGACCTGTCGCTATTGCTTGAATAGTTGTCAATAAAAACCTGAATCCTGCGACGACAGTAAAAACAGAACTGGAGATTATTTTTAGACCTACTTCAATACCTTTAAATAAACCATCCCAATCGTTTTTACTTGAAAAAATATTTCTAAACATCCCCAACAAATTATTTAACGTTGGTAATAACGCATCGGCTAATTGTTTCCTAAAACCATCAAAACCAAATTTCAACATTGTTATTTGATCATTAAAATATTCCGCGTTCGCTGCAAAACCTTCGCTTGTTTCATAATTCCACTCCTCTAACGCATCACGCCCCTCGTTCAACATTGGTATTAATTGCGCCCCTGATCGACCAAATATTTCCATTGCTAACGCCGCCTTTGTTGCCCCATTCGGCATATTGGAAAAACGGTCAGCAATGTCGCCTAAAAGAATTTCGGAACTTTTTAAATTTCCGTCTGAATCTCTAACGCTTATCCCTAATGCTTCATAACTTTCCGAATAAGTTTTAATGCCTTGATCGGCTTCTCTTTGTGATTGAGCTAAACGCCTTAATCCCTTTTCAATTGTTGCCTGTTCTACTCCTGCTAATTTCCCCGCATTTACATACGCCTGTAGAGAATCCGCTGCAATTCCTGTTTGCCTGCTTAATTTCCCAAATGCGTCAGCCTGATTTATTGCACCTGTAACAACTCTAGTAAATGCCCCCGCCGTCAATATCAAGGCCATCGCCTTAAACGCCGTGTTGACGCTTAATGCTGCCATCCGAACATTCTTTAACCTTCCTTGTAACCCCTGCATAGAGTTACCCATTCTTTTAATTGCTGCCTGCCCCGTCGTTTTCGCGGCGATAATCATGTCAAATTTAGCCGCCATTATTTCTTTTCCTTATTTAAAATTTCGATCGCTTTGATCTCCATAACCTGTAGATCTTCGATAACCGACTTGAGATCATCATACTCGTATAGATGAGCAATGGCTAATACTGAGTCGTAGCAAAAACCTGTAACTTGCCCCAACCCGCTAATTCTCCATTGAGTTTGACAACGGATAAACAAATCAAAGGCGTTTAGATGCTCAGGCCATAAATAAAATTGTTCCTCTTTCGTTTCAGGTAACAAAACACCAAAAGCCTTAGCCGCCGCCTCTAGTTCATCTTTATTATCTTTGTTATTACTAAAAATATAATCAACCGCCCCTGTTAGTTTTTTGTTTTCTCTCCTGTAACTGAATCAATATATGTTTTTGCGATTTCAATTCCGACTAATGGTTTTTCAAGTAATTGATCAAACGCCTCATCTGTAAAAGGTATCTGTTCATCATTTGAATCTAAAATATCTTTCCAACCAACAACAACTTCTTTTGCAAACTTCCGGGCGGCCTCGAACATTATTTCCATTTTCGTGTTCATTAATTTCTTTTGATATTCTTCGATCTTTGATTGTTCTATTCTTTTAAAAACACAATAAAAATTCTGTTTTTCATATTTGCCGTTATCAATAGGGACTTTTATTTCTATTTTCCAAGAATAGGTATCTGATTTACCAAGAACTAAAGGCACTTAAATTAAATACGTCTAAGTAGCAGGGTAGACCCTAATAACAAGTAAAGCAATATTTAATGGAACTTTAATTCAAACTCATCATTTCCCGCATTAGGCAAAGCGCGATAACCAATATTTAACATCTGATAATCTTCATTACTTTCTTGTGAAATATTTTCTAATTGGGTTGTACTTGCTAAAAATGTGATCTTGTTTCCGGCTGTTTGACCATGTTGCCACGTTAAATTTCCGGTCGCTGTTGAATTAGCAATATTATAAAAATTCTTTGTTCCTAGACCAACTGATTCAATCGTAACAGCCCCAGAACTTGCCCTTTCTGTAATTCTTACCTGCTTAGTTGATGAAACCAATTCCGAATAATATAGATTGTTATTCTGATCAAACGTAAATGATTGCAATGCCCCCGCGTATGAATGAATTTGAAAGCCTGTTGTGTTTGTTGCGTTGGCAACTAATGGCGCCAATTGTGCATAAGTTGGGGTGAGGTTTGTTGTTGCAGATGGGGCAACATAGACCCCTTGATAAGTAAAGGTAATTTGTGGAGCTTCCGCTGTTGAAACGGCTAATGAAATACTCCCTCTAGCGCCCGTCATTTTATGTAATGACCCATCGATATAAACGCCAATAGTCAAACTATCAGCCGTTGATAAATCTGTTTCAGGCGTAAATTTATTAAATGATGATTGATTATCGTGAACCAAACCAGCCCCTAAAAGTAGGTCAAGGTAATCAGGGGGAGTGCCAGCAGTTCCACTAGGGGTCAGTTCCATCGTGGCACTAAGTTCAACGTGGGTGTTTGCCTGAATAAAAGGTTTGGCGCCAGGGAAACCGTTAATTGTTGGCCGTTCTACTACATCAGTTGCAAGTGGAGTTAAAGAAACGTCAGTAACTAAAAAACAATCTGTTCCCGCTAATGTCGCCGCTGATCCATAGCTGCTTTCCTTTTTGGCCGCCAATATGGTTTTTGATTGTCTTAAAACGGCCATCTCACAAAATTAATACAATATGCCTACATATTAAACGAAATCCGCTGTTTAAGCCTAGACGGCTGCCAAATTATTATTTAATGTCCGATATTTGATTTGATAAGAACAGGTTACGACCCCGCCAGGCTGGTCAGCATCAAAATTTTCGTTAGTTGTTCCTGTTGGTATAACGTCCATTGTGTAGCCACCTAAAGTTGAAGCCATAATTTTTGAATGAAGACTTTCCACAATTGGATCAGCAACCTCATCAGGCGTATCGCCTCGGACGATCACAGCAATTTGAATTTCTAACGTCCAGTCAAGAGTAGCTAGTGAAGTTGTTTGGCTTGCATTATCTGCGCTCCATGAAATTAATAAGGCTGGACTTTCAGCCCTCGTTAACGCGGTTACTCTCGATCGATAAATGCGCGTACCGACTGAAGTGGTACCAGCTAAGGCACTTTTTACAGCGTCTAAAATATGCTCTCGTCTTGTTGTCATTAGACCTTAGATAAAGATACTTGTCGGGTTAAACCATCTAGGTCAGCCTCATTCGCTCGAACGGTATAGCTCACATCATTTCCATTTGCATCTTCTACTAAAACAGAATCACCAAATTTTAAAGATCCAAATTCTGAGTCTAAACAGTGCAAAACATAATCAGTTGACAAGATTTCATTTCCAGCAAGTACCGTTGTCGGACGGTCTAAATATCCGCGCCCGTTTTTTGTTCCTGACGTAACGGCAACCGTTTCATCAAGATTAAATATTGCTGAAAGTGAATCATTCGCTATCGACACTTGCCTTTACCTTTTTAGGTTTTGGTGGAGTTGGAGGACAGGCAGGCGCATCAATTGATTCAGTTGCCTTGCCATTACGAATTAAATACTTTGCGTCAACATCCTCTAGCTCATGGGTTTCCCCCTCCGCTAAATGCTGACCTTTAACGGCAACATTCCTTGTTAGTAATACTTTCATAAGAAAAAAGGGGCCGTTTCCGACCCCACTAATCATTAAGTTAAAACATCCAAAATTGCACTGAAGGCGCTTGCCTGACGAACTGCAACATCTAATGTTGTCAACGCTCTGACAGAAACAAGAGCTTTTGTGAAGTCTGTTCCGTCTGCGTCAGATACAGCTATTTCCATACCGTTGCCCCAGAAGCCAACAAGTGCTTGTGAGAAGTCACCGAATAGAACGGCTGAACAAACAGAACTTGCAGAACCCTTAGTCAAGTTAGAAGGAACTTGGTTTGTAACTCCGATTAGATAGCCATTGATGACACCAGGAGTTGAACCACGACCGCGAGCATTTAGATCAGTGTTCCATAAGAAAGCACCGTCACCGGCTGCGGAGCCGCCCGCCCTTAGCTGCTTTAATTTCGCTAATACTTTCGCATTAGTCACGTAACCCATATTGTTCCCGCCAGCGTTGTCAATCAACACTTCCTTCTCAAGGTTAATGAGGTTTTCAAGTGTGATTTGTGCGCCGTTGGTTCCACCTGCAACTGAACCGATGCCAGAAGTTTGCATGATTCCGGTTGGTTGGCCTGAACTACCTGAACCATTAAGAATCGCAAGGTCTACCGCAAGGTTCACAGTGTTGCTTAGATCAGTTCTAATTAACTGTTCTATTCCAGGGGTTGCTTGTAAAAGTGTTTGCCTAGAAAACTTGCTCAAAACTCCTGTGGTCTTCGGTGTCAAAGAAATTTGATCGAAGGTGCTTTCACTCTGAGTAATTGCAGTTGTCTCGTTCGCGAGCCAATAAGCAGTTGAAGAACCTGAACGGCGAGGAATCGCAACATCACCAACGAGGCCAGGAAGTGATTGAACCCCCATGCCCATCATCAAAGTATTGTTCTTTAAATTCTCGATGAAGTCGCCGTCTCTTAAATCTGTCTCAACTAAGTTACCCCCAGTTGTTGCGCCTGATGTGACATAGGTTGCCCTTTTTGTTAGCGCAGTATATGGAATTAAGAAACTTCTTTCTGAAGTACGTTTAACGCCTGAACGCTCAACCTCTTGCGAAAGTTCTCTAACAAAACCTGCCTCTTTAGATGTCCAATCACCCGAAAGGGCGCCACGGATACCAGCGGCGATGCTGTAGTCAACTCCTTTTTCTTGGCTGTAATCAATAGGCTCGGCTACTGACTCAACCTTACGTGAATTTTCCTTGATCTTTGCAAGGGCAATTTCTCTTACGTCATTAATTGACTTACCTTCGGCAATAAAGGTTTCTTTTAATTCTTCGCCTAGTTGATGCTCATTACATACAACAGTTATTTGGCGGATGCGATTGCGCTCATCGGAAGCCGCTTTTTTAGAAGCTTCCTCACGCACCACGGTCAAATCGGGTGTGTCAGTCATTTCAGTTTTTTCTGAAGGTTTACTATTTTGTGGCGCGTCCTGAGACGCAACGGCGCTTTCGCGCTGTTCTGTTGACATATTACTTGATTCTTGCTGTTTAGACGTATTGGTATCAATTTCTTTTGCTCTTCCTATTCCTGCCCCCCGATAATCAGCAGGGATGCTTACCACCGATACCTCGGCCGGCGTCCAGTCAACCGCCCTAAAGTAGCCATCACGATTTTTTTCTTCCTGTGTTTTTTCTATTGAATAACCGACAGAAACATTCCTAAGTATTCCATCATTTACCATTTCAAGTGTTTCTTTTCCTAATGCGTTATTTGCAAACTTAACCTCGACCATTCCGCGCCTCTTATCCGAGTCAAGCCAACCTCTTTGAACCACTCCAATAATTTTATCGGGTTGATGATTTAGTAATAAAGGGGCTTGTGAATTTAACCTTTCAAAGTTAATAGAGTCTTTCCCGTGGTCTAAAATTTCGTTACCTAAAACGCCACGATTAACAGGCTCCTCAGAACTAAACGGAAAAGTCAGAGTCCTTTTATCTTCTTTAACTTCAAACTCAACTGATTCTGATCGATGTTGTATTTGATTTTCTAAATCACGTTTCTTTTTTTCCATTAGTCGGTGAATCACTTTCATCCATATTAACCTCACTTTGCTGTTTAGGCGTATTGCTTAAAGTCGTATCAAAAATCAAACCTAATTGCTCGGCTTGCTCGACTTCATTTTTTCTAGCTGGCAAAAGTTCCTCAATGTCGCCTCCCATTTCGGCCACACATTCGGCCTGAGTTTTTAGACCTGCCTT